ACGGGGTCACGAGAGGACGATTCGAGCTGTCCGTGGAGGCCAGCAGGAACGCCCAGCGCCGCGGGTGCATGAAGATATGCGTCGCGGGCTCGTAGATGCCGGTGGCTACCTGCTGGATCGCGTCAGCGATCTTCGGGTAGAGACCAGCGGCGGTCGGGGTCGCGCTAGTGAACGTGACTCCGTTCGTGCCCGACAGCTGACCAAGGCCCTTGGCGTTGGTCGTGCTGCTGTTCACGAAAGCGGTCTCCAGCTGCGAGGCGTAAGCGCGGGTCAGGTCTCCGAAGATGACCTGATCGACGCCCGGGACCGAACGGTCCACCAGCTGCTGCGAGACGTTCTGGATGCCGGCGATGGTCTGCACGGCGCCCGTCACGGTCCCGAAGGTCGCAGCGGTGTCCTGAGCGGCGCTCGCCTCGGTCTGAGCAGCGACAGCGGTCCCGGTGTCCATCGTCGGAATGTTGATGCTGTCGGTGTTCGGCGGCAGCGGCTTGGTGCCAACCGCGTCGACCAGCTTGCGGCCCGGACGCGCGAGCGTCACGAACTCATCCTGCAGCCAGGCGGGCGGAACCAGGTAACCACCGTCAGCGTCGGTGCCCGACACCAGCGAGCTGGTGCGGTTCTCAACGCGCATCTCCGTCATGTGGCGCTCGAGGCGGCCCGAAGCGGCGACATCGCCCTTCTGAGCCGAGACGAGATCCCGGAAAATGCTGTTCGGTGCGTTGCGCTCGTAGGTCAGCGGCTCGGAGACAACCTCAACGGAGGGAGCCTCATCAGCCTCGACCGGCAGAGCGGCGCGGGCCTCCTGGATGCGCTCGGCGCGCTCGACGGCCTCAACGGCACGCTTGTGAGCGGCCTCGGCCTCGTCGAACCCAGCGGCGAGAGCGTCCAGATCGGCGTCGGCAGCCGGTGCCTCAAGGGCAGCGGCGGCCTCTTCGAGCTTGTCGAAGGCAGAGCGAACCTCGGCCTTGAGCTCGGTGAGATCAGAAGACATCTAAATCTCAGCCTTTCTTTCGGTTTGTCAGGGACGGCGCGGGGTGTTCTCCCGCGCCTTAGCGAGCGATAGGCGCCGCTTCGCTTCCGCCAGCTGCTCAGGCTGGAGGACCTCGCGCGCCTCGTGTGCTTCCTCGTCGGTGCCGGCCGCGTCGGTTGACGGCTCCGGCGTTGACTCCGACTCGGGTGCAAGATCGTTGTCCCGCACCGACTGCGCGTCGGTCTGCGGGTAGGCAGGGGTCGTGACCAGGCTCACGTCGTAGAGCCGGTCGACCTCAAGGACGCGGCGCATGATGCTGCCGTCGCTGCGCTCCTGCCAGTCGTCCTTTGCCACGGTGAAGGCAAAGCTCATCTGCGAAACGTCGCCGCGCCTTACAACCTCCCGAAGGTCCCGTGCGTACTGCGTGTCGGGCGCCTGGAAGTAGGCGTGAAGGCCGCGCGGGTCCTCGCGCAGGTCAAGGGTGTTGTTGGTCGTGCGGCCCAGGACGTAGTTCGGGTCATGGTTGAAGAGCGCCACGGTGTCCTGGTTGGCGTCAAGGGCCTTGCGGAAGGCGCCTCGCGCGATCGTCTCGCGGAAGCCGCCCAGGTCCTCGCTCTCGCGGTCGAACACGGCGGCGTGGCCCCGGAAGATCGGCGGGCCATCGGGCGCCTCGGCCTTCATGTCCTCGTCGACGGTGATCGGCGCGGTCATGGAGCGCTGCTCGGGGATGTTGACGGTGCGTACAGCGCCCGTAGCGGAGCGCAGCTGCACGGTTGACCCGTCGCGCTTCTCGACGGTAAGCGAGCCGTTAGAGCGGGCGGGAGCGGCCTCAGAAGGCACGTCTGTGGGGGCATCGGGAGCCTCGCCGGTGTCCTCCGATGAGCCGGCGGGCGACTCGTCAACGGGAGGCTCGGGCAGGGGCTGTCCGACGATCATCCGCAGCTGCCAGTCAAGCCTCTTGTGGTCGCCGATGAGGTTTTGCAGGAAGTTGCACAGGCCCGGCTCGTCGATCTGTTCGGCGGCGTAGTAGGCGTCGTAGATCGTGTCGATCAGCGCGACGTTGCGAACCTGCAGGTCGGCGGCCATAGCGACCGGCTCCTGCGAGCTCTGCTCGGAGTCATCAAGGGAGCGCTGAGCGATGAACTCCTCCAAGCGGAACGGGGAGGTCGGGCCCAGCTGGCGGATCTGCTCGGCAACCGGGTCGATTTCGGACTCGGCAAGCTCGTAGACCTTCTTGAAGAGCCTATGGAACTGCGGGAAGTCGGGCCCGGCGACATTCCAATGGAAGCCGTGAGCGCGGAACTTGAACGTGACCAGGTCGGCCAGGAGCACCTTGAGCCAGCTAGGGGCATCAAGGACGGGCTCGGCCTCGTCGGGCTGCTCGAGCGCTCGCTGCGGATTTGCGTCCATCTGTGAAACCTTTCGTTCGGCCCATGAGCGGCCGGCGTCGCCGCCCCACAGGGCCCAAGCGACCCGTCCGGGGCCGGGATAGTTGTCGTCGTTGGGATCGGAGTTAGCCGGCGATTGCAGGTCGGCCTCGTGGCGGGCGAACCAGGCGGGCATGCGGCGAACCTTGTCCTCGCTTAGGGGTTGACGCGCGGCCATCTTGCGCGCATCGCGGATCGTGCCTTCAACAAGACCTTCTCCGCCGAGGCCGTCCTCGTACCAGCGCAGGCCCTTGGCCGCTTCGCTGGCTGTTCCGGCGTTGGGCCGAAGGTCGGCCATCTACTGCTGGTTGTCGGGCTGGAGGTTTGGGGCGCCGCCGACCGGCGTGGTTTGCAGCTCGTCAGCGCCGGGCTGATCGAGGGGCGGCATGTTCTCCAGCTCGCGGATCTGATTGGCGGTAAGCCAGCCGGCCTGGCGGCCCTTGAGGTAAGCCTCGTAGCGGTCGCGGGTAGCGGGTCGAAGGATTGCGTCGGCGAGGAACTCAACCTGCAGGTCGCCGGCTTTCGGGCCGAACAGCTGCGGGTCGGCCTGAAAAGCCTGTTCAATGCGGCGAAGGCGCGGCGAGAGGTGAAACTTGAGGAACTGCTCGGCGGCGATGTCGGGATGGTCAAGTTTCTCTCCGGCGATGAGCGCGGCCGGCACGTTGAAGATGCGAGCGATCTGCTCCATCCCGAACCGCTGCGAGCCAATGAACTCGGCGTCAACCAGGCTGATCGGAAGCTGGATGATGTCGGCGCCGCCACCGAGGACTGCGGTTCGGTGCGCGGAGCTCGCGCCGGCGTGCGCCTCATCCCAAAGGTCGGCCATCTCGCGGGCCTGTTCCTTTGTGAGGCCGCCGGGCATCTTCAGCACGACACCGGGCCGCGCGTCGTTGGCGAAGAAGGCGTTGTTGAAGCGCTGCAGCTGCACGTTGGCGCCAAGCGTTTCGCGGTGCTGCTGGATCGGCGACGGGGCGATCGGGGCGCCCTGCGCCGAGAAGCCCCTGATGTGCAGGATCTCGTTGCGGGTCAGATCCTTGAGCATCCCGCCGGGAACGCGGATGTCGTAGGTGATCTCCCCTGTCTTGGCGTCCTGACGGGCGGCGACGTTGCCGGCGGGAAGGCAGCGAAGCTCAACAATCCGGCCCCTGCTGCGGATCTTGTGGATGTAGGCGTTGCCGAAGCCCTCAAGGCTGGCGGAGATGTCGCAGATGAAGTCAAACGCGGTCTGATCAGCGTTCGGTGCGTCGTGCAGCAGCCGGTACTGATCGGAGTCGACGGCCAGCTCGCGGTCCTTGCCCCGGTAGACCTTGACCGGCATCGCGGCGATCGTCTCGGAGACCAGGCGGATGCAGGCGATGACGGCGGGAAGGCCGATGGCCTGCTGCTGCGTGACAGTCAGCCCGAGCGAGCCCGAGATGCGACTGACTGGCGCAGGAACGGCGCTGGTGCCGAACTCGGCAAAGCGCAGCTCGCGGTCGCCCTCACGGGTAGCGAGCCTCATTTGTCGAGCACCTGAACGAGCATCACGTTCTCGGAGGGGACCTCAACGTGGCCGGAGACCTCCATCTCGCCATCGGCCAGCAGCGTCGGCGTCAGCACGACGTAGTGGCCGCCCCAGCGGCCGGCGAGGATGCCCTCAACCGAAGGCTGGTTGTTGGTGAGGTGAAGGCGCGCGCGGCGCTTTCCCTTGACGCGCCACACCAGGCGCATGATCCATACGGGCAAGAGGTTCTCCTAGAGCTTGGCGATGTCGCCGTCGACGGTTTCGACGAACTGCCGGGTTGTCTGCTCAATGCGCGCGTCGTCTCGCACGCGGTAGTAGGTCTCGGCGGCTTTGCGCCTGTCTGCGGGCCGGAACTTGCTCCAATGCTCGAACTCAAGCTGCAGGTCGCCGGCGGGCGCTACGTCGTACTCGGTCTGCGGGCCCCACAGCGCCCGGAAGCCCCATTTGGCATCGGGGTCGTCGTAGCCGAAGAGGTAGTGAGCGCCCTTGACCGTCAGGCCGCGTATGGCGCGAAAGACGCAGGTGAGCTTGCTTGAGGCCATGCTTGAGGCGCCCTCGCCGTGCTGCGGGATGATGAGCGCGCCGTCCTTGCCGACGTTCCAGTCGTAGCGCTCCAGAAGCTCCACGTTGTAGGCGTTGAACTCGCCGCGCTGAAGGTCATGGCGGGCAATGACCGGATCGCCGTTCGTGAGCATCGTGTCAGCGTCACAGACGAGATACCAGTCATTTTCGGTAGTGAGCGACTCGGCGAGGCGGAACATGAACGCCCGCTTCTCCACCTCGTTACCCATCCAGGCGGTGTTCGGCACATAGAGCGTGTGCCCGATACCTGCCGCGTAACAGCCCCTGGCGATCGCATCGTGCGCTTCCACGCCGCTTGAGGCGCCATCGCGCGCGTACAAGACGTACGCACCATCGACATAAACCATCTCGTCAACAAACTTGGCGCAGGCTGCAGCGTGAGCGGCAAGCCAGGTAGGCGACTCGTCATAGAACGAGCACAACCCGACGATCTTCACAACGCCACCTTCGCCGCTCCGGCGTCCATCTCGCGCGCCCAAGCCACGCCGGGCTCGCACTTGCGTTTTTCAGAGCCTGGCCGGCCGGTTCCCGCGTCGATGTAGCTGCCGACGAGGTTCAGACCGGCAAAGTGCCAGTGAAAAGAGGTCGTGCCGAAACGGCCGCAGTTGATTTCTGTGACCTTCGGCGTGCCGGTTGAGTCTTCCCTTGCATCAACCATGAAGACGCCGTTCAGGACGCCTTGAAGCGCTCCTATGACCCTCAGGGCGGTGTCGTGAAGGTCACGGCGGTCAACGGTGACCTGGAGCGTGGCGGTCGAGGCGATCTTGGCCGGTGAGCGGTCGGCACCGAGCAGCCGCAAACGCTCTTTCATGCCGCAGGCGACAAGCTCGCCGTCCTTGAACACTCCAGTCCAGGACAGATCCTTGCCGGGCAGCCGCTCAGCCAACATCCATTCGTCGTCGAGGACTCCGAACTGGCGGTGGTGGCGCATCCAGGCGCGTGCAATCTCCACGTCGGAGACCGGCAGGGCGCCGGAAGAGCCCGCACCCGTGCGCAAGCGCATCCAGCAATCGCCGCCGAGGTCTTCAATGGCCCGCTCGAGCTCGTTTTCGTCGGAGACTGGAAGCGTGGCCGGCGCATCGGGACCGGCGACCTGAGCGAGTCTGTATTTATCGCTGCAGATGAAAAGCGCCGCGCGTCCTGGCAGGAGC